AAGGAAAGCTGGTTTTAGGTGAAAAACCAGTGAAGTTTGTATCTTTGTATCCATACGAGAGTCGCATACACGAGATGTTTCATAACTTGAGTGCGAAGACTGCGTTTAGTCTGGCGTACAGCGAGAATCTTTGGGGAACTGGACGTGATAGCGGTTATGGAAGTACACCAGTGGAAGCCGCTCCGTACATATCGTTAGTGAATAGTTTGATAAAGATTGGTGGTATTAAAAGCGTATTGGATTGCGCAACTGGGGATGGATATGTAGCAAGTCAGCTTGAAGCAGAGAGCGTGGTAGGTGTGGATGTTGTGCAGGATCATCGGGCGATGGCTAGGTTGCATGGGCATTACAAGATTCTTGATATTGATGCGGAGTTTCAGAAGCTACCACAAGCGGAATTGTGTTTGATGAAAGATGTATTTCAGCACTGGCCATCTGCATTGATACGTTCCTGGGTAGAGAGAGCCAAGAAGGCGGGGAAATGGAAGTATCTGATAGCCACGAATGATCGAGAGCAAAAAAGCGACGACTGTGCGGTGGGGGCGTTCCGTGGACTTAATCCAGGGAAGTTACTAGCGGAATTGGGGTTTGTTCTGATTGCGAACTATATGGCCAAGGCGGTGATGTACTTGGATCTGAATGAAGATGAGAAGCCAACGGAAAAACCGAAATTGAAGCCGGAGCCGCCGCAACTTCGTGCAACAGAAAAAAGAAAACCCTGTTGCGGTAAGCAACAGGGCTAAAGACGTCCCCACTAGGGGGAAAACGTGTCGGTGACGACGAGGACGAACGGAACGGGCCGGGCCGGGCCATCCCCACGCACAGGGGAACAACTGGTTGGCGACGTCGATCGCCTGGCAGGGCCGGGCCGGGCCGGGCCATCTCCACGCACAGGGGAACAACCCTGAGATCATAGGCCCGTTTGAAAGCGTGTCAAGCCCGTCCTCGTTCACGGAACAACTTTTCTGCTCTCATTACGATTCTCTGTGGATCAATCTGGGCAAGCACGAGCCGCATAAGCTCCTCATCGCTTATCTTCTTCCGCTTCGGCGCCTTCTTCGCCACCTGATAAGGGGCGATCAAAAGTTCCAGCTCTTCCTTCGTGTACTTCTTCACTGGCGGCTCGACAACCACCGGCTCAGCCGGCTTCTGTTCCTCCACAACCGCCGGCATCGCAATCCCCAGATCACCCAAAGAGTCTTGTTTAATACTTTTTTGGTTTACCGCCAGGACGAGCGACTCGTAATTTATGCCCATCGTGCATGCCGAATACTCTAAGAGCATCGTCTTTTCCCAGACTTTGGCATTGATCCAATCAGGATGTTCTACCAGCTCTTCGGGAGTAGCTTTTCGTGCTGGTACAAGTGGCAGGAATCCGATACTTTTTGCTCTCAATATCGGTGGCTGGCATTTCGTTAAAGCCCACACTTCATCTGGCAACCAGGGCCGGTTAATTTCTATTTCTACCGGTTTTTCTGGATACACCGTCTTGGCACGGATCTCTCGCCCTTGATGTAATTTGATCCAGGCGCAAGTACCGATAGCTTTCTCGTAATTATGATCCCAAAATACCGTACCAACTTTTCTGAATTGTACCAGATCCACGCCCTCCGGTATCACAACTTCGTTCGTCTTATCGATGGTGGCGTTCGTCAAGATTGATACTTCGGATCTCTCCCCCGGCTCGAACATATATGTACAATCAATCGCCTTGCGCTGATATGCGCATTCCGCCGGTAGAGTACCGATCAGAGCATCGATCTCACGAGCCACATCCTCCGGCAGACTGATCGGAATGCTTTTACACTCGACATTATTCTTCATCGTTCTCCTCTGTATCTTGTTCCTTTTCCCATTCCTTGAGCAGCTCTGCCATATACTTGGCTCCGAGTTCCTGAATATCCTCTTCGCTCAAATCCGGATGTTCGCCATCCATCGATTTCTCCTTTTTGCTCTGGAAATGACGTACTAATTCAGCCACAGCAATTACAGGTGCCGCAGTCAGGAATGAGCTTCCTGGTACAGGCAATGGCAGTCCGAGTACACCTGCCGCCATGATACCGATGGCCATTTTCTTGCCATAGCGATCCGACAACCTTGTATAATATCCTTTTGCTTTGTCCCGTGCCTTACCTGCTATCTTGCCTGGTAGTTTTGATATTTTCCCCGCCCATGAATCCAGGTGTTCCTCGTGATGACTGGGCTCGGATGAACCACCCTCATCATCGGAACCACCCTCTGGGCATGGCCCTGGTACACCGCTGCCAGCTCCACCGCACTTGACGATAGACTTCTTGCCAAAGGGTGGCTTGTCCCCACCCAGGCCCAGCGGCGGCATCTCCGGTTTATCCTCCTTTGGCGCCTGGCCCCACGGTACTTTCGGCAGTCCCATCTCCTTTCGTACCTCGTTGATCGTCATTATTTTCCGATCGACGTAATCGCAGCGGCGATGTACATCTTCTTCATCATTTTCCGTAATCGGAGCATCGAATACCGCCACGAGCCGCTTGTCGAACTCGCTGGCCAACTGATGGTTGAACTTTTCTTCAATGAGCCTTAACCGAGGCAGTACGCAGTGTCGAATCGCCATCAACAGCGCCGTATTGGCCACAGCACGATTGGACGAATCAGAATCGAACAAAGCGTTGTTCAGGCCGAATGCATTCAAGATTTTTAGGTTTGTCCAGCGATACATTTCCGTACCGAGTACATCTTTGGGGTTCCAGTTTAACGGCTTCATGTCAATGTCGTCGGCATCAGCAACATACACACCACCAATTCCGCCCTCTTTGAACCGCATATTGAGCAGTTTCTGGAGCCTTTCTCGTTCATCTGGTGTAATATCTTTGGCCGTAACAATGCTATCTGGACGGGCTTGATTCTTGTACAACCCTGTCAGGTACGCCAATTCCTGTTTCACCTGGTAGTATCGTTCATAAATCGCCCTCACAGGGCCTCTACCCATACCATGTCTGTCAGCAGGATTCGGGAATTTGAACCAGATTACGTCAGCTTTTGGTATGAACTTCGGTGTTTGGTACTTGCTGTTCAGAAAACCAACGAACCTATCCTCTTCATTCTTCGCCAAGGTGATGTAGCCAGGATCAAGCGGCAACAGATACGCCGGCAACCCCTTGTTCACATCCTGCTTGTCGCCCATGTATTTGTACGACTCTCGCTGCTTATACACGAAGCTGTTCCCCGTCAAGGATAGATCGAGATCAATGATACGAAGGAGTTCATTCCGGTTCATGTCCTGGTTCGGCTCGTCAATCAGGTTCTTGTATTTATGATCGACGACTTCCTCGACAGATACACCCGAAAGGTGTTCCAGTCGAGCAGCCTTCAACACCGCTTTGGTAAGAGAATTCTGAGCTTTGGGCTGGTTTTTTGCTGTGGTGAGATAGACTCGCAGAGGCACGGCGGAAACTGTATCACAGCTCCATTTGGCGCATGTCCAGATGGAGTCTTCGAGGCACTGGAGCAGTTGTTGATGAGTGGGCGATTCAATGAGGCCGTAGAGATCGACGGGTGATTCATCATTCCCATACTGTTGCACCCATTTAGGGTTTATCCAACTTTTTTCGACTGTGTTCTCTGGCTTATCCATAGCTGTATCTATTAAGGAATGCCGAAGAAAAGCTAGATACTCAGGTATGATCAAAGTCAAAACACATCTCGATCTTTCCGAAATCATTAGAGTGTTACGCTCCATGTCCGATGAACACCAGCATTGTGTGGTTGGCCTACATGGCGAAGAGATATGGTTAAAGGGGGAAGATAAGATGTTGATAACATGGAAGGCACAATGGAAGGCAAGAACCTCACCCACGAAAAGATCAGAAAACTCCTTGTCACTGCCGACGCCAAACAACTCCGACTAATCGAACAATACCTTGATGCTGAAAAAGCTGAAAAGGCAGCTTCTTCCTTCCGCTACTTTGTACAAACCTTTTGGCCAGTTGTGGCCACATCCGAACTTCAACCTGGCTACTACGTCGATGCAATTTGCGATCACCTTCAGCATCTTCAGGAATTGAAACGACTCCTCATATGTATTGCACCACGACATGCCAAGTCATCCATCTGTAGCGTGTTGTACCCCGCCTGGTTGTGGGCCTCTTCTCCTGATGTCAAATTCCTTTGCAGCACGTATTCCATGAAACTAAGCCTGAGAGATTCGATCGCATGCAGAAGGGTTATTGAGTCACCTTTGTACCAGAAATGGTACGGCGACAAGTTCAAATTACGATCCGATCAGAACACGAAATCCAGGTTCGATACCAACAAGCTCGGACAGCGAATCAGCACGAGCACTGACTCCGGCGGAACCGTGGGTGAGGGCTACGATGTCCTGGTAACGGACGACTTGAACGACGTGAACAAGGTGGCTAGCGATCTGGAGCGACAAGCGGTGATTGATTGGTGGTGCAACGTCATCTCTACCAGGGCGAACCCGTTGGGCCTGGACTGTAAGGTGAACATCCAGCAGCGCTGTCATGAGGAAGACATCAGTGGCTACATTCTGAGCCAGGACGATGCCAATGCCTGGACAAAGCTCATCCTCCCCTATGAGTTCGATGTAAAGAGGAGGACAGTGACGAGTTTGTGGAGTGATCCTCGGAAAGACGATGGCGAGCCACTCAGCAACCTGCTGAAGCCCGAGAAGATCCAGGAATTGAAAGGTGGGAACGGGCTTGGCCCAAGCGGCTTTCAATGCCAGTTCAACCAAAGCCCTGTGCCAAAGGGCGGCAACGTATTCCAGCGGGGATGGTTCGGAAGATACGATGAAGATGCGTTGTTCTATTACCTTGGCGGCGTGAAGATACCGAAGGACATGTGTAGTACCTTCATGACAACCGACTTGGCGATCTCATTGAAGGCAGGAGCGGATTATACGGTGGCGCAGGTGTGGGTGATCACTCCGCACGCCCATCTTCTCTTGATCGAGGAATTCAGAGATCGAGTGGAGGGGCCGGATACAGTGAAGGCATTCGAGAGGTTGTACAAGAAGTACAATCCTGATGCTGTGTACGTGGAAGTGGTTGCATACCAGGAGATCATGCGGCAATTGTTGAAGGCCAGGAACATCAGGACGAAGGCGTTGAAGCCGCAAGGCCAGGACAAGAAGGTACGAGCCCAAAAATCCATCATCAAGGCAGAATGCGGCC